ACTATCTAACTCTCCTCTGAGTTTTTCTGCTGCTTCTTCAACTTCCTTGAGTTGATCAGTAATTCCAGATTTCTTATCAGTTCTAAGTTCTTCTGTGATTGTTTGCTTACAAGTCGGACAATGTTCATTGGACTCAAAAAATTTGTACTCTTTTTTAAATGCTTTTTGTTTGTCTTTAAATCTACTTTCATAGATACGGAGTTGTGACAAATCAGTATCAACCGTTTGATATTCCACTAGGGACTCTTCATATGATTTAGACAAGTCAAGATCTTTATCTACAACAATTGTAATATCTTGTATCTCTTTCTCCACAGTTTCAATCTCTGCCTTACGTCTTGTAGTGTTAGCATTTGATTGTTCTTTGAGGTGTTCAATCAATGACTGCTGAGACTCAACCTTATTCTTTGCTAGTTCAAATTGATATTCTACTTCTCTTATAGTTTCTCTAATACCTTTACAACGTTCCTTTAGGATACCATTCATGGTTGAGAAGATACGGATGTCTAGGAGATCTTCTATAACTTCTCTTCTGTTAGGAGGAGTTAGTTGCATAAATGGAACAAAGCAAGATGATCCTAAGACCACCACCTGAGTAAATGATTTATAATTCAACCCCAGAATACTTTGTTCCAGATATTTTTGCTGCTCAAGTTGGGATGCTTCCTCTTTGAGTTTCACATCGTTGAGGTAGATCTCAAACAACGAGGGTTTCATACCTCGTCTCACCATGTATTCACGAGAACCCATGCTAAATTCTAACTCAACCATAGTATCCTTTTCGTTCACAGCATTAACCAATTGCCCTTTGGATATCTTACGAAAAGGTTTGTTGAATAACGCATAGCACATGGCATCCAAGAATGTGGATTTCCCTGCACCATTGTTTCCAACTATCAGAGTAGCAGGACTTGCATCGAGTCTTATTTCACTAAAAACATTACCAGTTGAAAGAAAGTTCTTCCAACGAATAGACTTAAAAATAATCATTCAGACAAAATTATTCCCTAGGAGGTATTACTATATCATCAGGAGTGACAACAAAGTATTCATGTCCATGTTTGACGCAAGCTTCAATGATCTCTTGGTCATTGACCTTTACAACTGACATATCTGGAAAGTCATCAGCTTCCAGAAGGCCAGCATAGCGTACAGCATCATCTTTGTCAAGGAACATGTAAACTTTACGTTTATTATTCTCGTCTACAGCATAAGCACCTTCGTTCTCCTTTCCTGCGACTGCAAGGATATACATCATACTAACTCCAATGCCTCCACGTATAATGACTTGAGGATATTCTTAAGTGCGGGTTTGTCTGAATGTTCCATGTCATCAACATAGCGTTCAAGGATTGTTAGAGTATCCTCTCGTTCTATATCTATCTCCTCATTCAGATCTTGTTCAAAGGATGGATCTTCTATGACCTTGATCTCATGAACTCCTGCAGTATACAACTGACTAATAAATCTCTCAAACTTATCGGTATCAGTTTTCTTGTCTACAATAATCTTAATAAATTTTTGAGTATACTCATGGTATTTGAACATACCAGTTTGTATCTTGTCCTCATGATAATATATCTTTTCATATATTTCATATGGGTTCTGGATGTATTCTAATTCTAATGTCTCAGTGTCAAAGATATGAAACCCACGTCTATCTCTATAGTCATTCCAATAGATCTGATATGGATTACCAAGATAAGATATGTTACCTCTAGTGCTTTTGCGATGGAAGTGACCTGAGAATACTTTATCAAAGTTTCTATATGGTGCTGTGCTATCACCATGATCCATGATGTAACCACGATGTGCTTCAAAACCATTAAGTTCTAAATGACCCATAGCAACTTTACATGCTGATCTTGCGATCAGCGAGTATGTCTCATCTTTATTCTGTTGATTAATCCATGGTATGAATAGGATAGGTAGTCCACCTATCTCTACCTCTGTTGCCTTATTGTAGATATGAATATTGCTATACTCGCCAACAATACCATCAAGAGTGTTAACGTCATTTGTATCCTTAAAATATGCTGTGTGATTACCTACAAGAGAATGAACTGTAATGCCCATGTCTCTTAACTTATCAAAGTATTCTGTCTTACTCCAGTTTGCTGCCCAGAGATCTAGAGTCCTACGATTGTCATAGGTATCTCCTAGATCTAATACTGTTTTGATCCCACGTTTTTCTAGGGTAGGAAAGAATGTATTCTTATAAAATTTATTAAAGAAGTCATGGAAGACACGACTAGATTTCCTCGCACCGAAGTGCTGATCAGTTATTATTGCTACCTTCATCTATTCGCTCTTATTAGTGGTGGTATTTTACCAGATTGTGCCATGCCAAAAAAGTTTAATGTTAGTCTAGGTTTAGATCCAAATGTTTGAACACCGTGGTGTGTGTTACCATTGAACATAACGAATCTATTATAAACGTTTTCTACAGTAACTGTTTCTTCAAATTGATTTCTCATATTGTCGTATGCTTTCTCATACTCAACGTCATCTACTTCTTCACTCCTGTAAAGTGCTTCTTTCTTTTCTATCTCTTCAATATGTTGATGAGAGAATCCTCTCTTAACTCTGTAGATAGTTGTTCCAGTATCAGGTTCTGGATTCTTTGTTAAGTATACTATACCACCGAACCAAGTGTCAATGTCTTTGTGAACCCACCCTCTATTTTTCTTAGAGTATTTGTCTTCGGCAAAAGGATGTATTAATTGATAGTGACATTGTAGATTCCAATACTCAGGAACAGTCTCGTAGTGTAACAGATGTATCTTGCCACCGAAGTGAGCAAAGAATCTAGGTTGTTCTACATGCAAACTTTTAGTTCTTGTGCCTGGCCAGTTACCAGAGTTGGGTGTGTAATACCTTAACTCCATTGCTTGTTCTGCTATACCATCAGGATCTTCAAAGAAGTTATCGACAATAGTAATAGGATAGGTCATTTAATTTTTATCTGCACATTCTCCTTAATTGTATTATAGTCAGAGGATCCAGTTTTGTCATCAGTGTGGAAGGCAACCTCGTATCCTGACTTGTCTAGTATCTTATTCTTAATTTCCAATTGACGTTTCTCTTTTTGTATTCTACGTAAAAAAGCATAGTATATTATCTGAGTAAAATATGCAAAGGGGTTCTTAGATTTTTCTGGGTTAAAGTTTTCTATGTATTGAACACAGTTTTCAATGCCATCACATATCATGTCCTCACGGAACATGTAGTTGACAAAGTTTGGTTTGTATGATAAATGTGTTGCTATCTTGAGAAAGCATTCTCCGATGTAATTTGATATCTGAGGGCGGGATTCACCCGCTTCCTTAGCAGCAAGACACTTTGCTTTAAATACTACCAGTGCTTCTAAGAACTCTTTATTGTTTACATAATGCTCCGAAACTACTCTTTTACGTTTCATCTATATTGGTTCGTTATGTTTATATTTTATAACAAAAAAACCCCTGTGTCAATAGGGGGCTTGACAAGGTGTGATAAAAGCATTACACTATGAGTGTCAGCGATTAAGGGTCACCTTAGCTATTGTTCTTAAACAATTTATCGAGTTTAGCTCTTGCTTCCTCGACAGTCGCTATCTTACCCTTGGCGTCAGTTATAAAGTCAGTATTCAATTTACGTAAGGACATGTGGTAGAACACCTCTACCTCCTCTGCTACTTCTACGATAGTAATAATTTTATCTTTAGGTATTACAAACTGTTCCTCTCTAGAGAACTTCATCCAAGGTTGGACTTTTGCTCCTGCTTGTTTGTTTGGTAATATTACTTCTTCTACTTCTATTGGGTTCTCCACAATCAAGTAGTCACCGTTGTCGTCATTGACAGGGGTAACTACAGAGAGTAGTTCCTCTCCTGATACAAGTTTGATTGCTGCTAGGAATTCTGCTTTATCCATGACTCTCCTTGATTGGGACATCAATGAATTCATAATCAAAGTTTTCTTCATTGTATATTTTAACTCGCTCAACTAAATGATTTAATGTGTAATTGTTCTTGCGACCCTTGGACATATCATCTGCTATGTCATACAGAGTTGCTTTTGATTTGTTTGTGCTAGTCCTAAGAACACGACCAATGCTCTGTAGGTTTCTTATTTTGCTTTTACTAGGCGATGCAAAGACAACATTATGTAGATTCCTAATATTAATACCAGTGCTGAAAGTCCCATAAGATGCCACGATAATTGAATCACTTGTAGTCTCGGCAATCTGTCTTGCTATTTCACGATCCTCAGTATCTATACCACCATGGACGAGAAACACTTTACGGTTACCCGATACTTTATTATTTATCAGTTCAAACAATGGCATCCCATGTCGTTCAACGTAGTTGAACAGGACGAGTGTATTCCCAGACAAGTCGCAAACTAAGTTACGTATAAATTTATTTCTATTTTCATGCTCTACCAGATAGTCCATCTCCTCTTGATAAGTATCAAAAGGTTTTTTCTTATGCTTAAGAATCAATACTTTGATCTGAAACTTAGAGAGATGTCCTTCTTTAATCAGTGTTTCTGTCTTAGTTACCTTATCTACAGTTCCAAAGACACCTTCGAGAACAAGACGATTTGTTTCAGTTCCGTCCAACGTCCCTGTAAATCCTACCCTATGTTTACAATCATAGAGTTTATTCATGATACTAGTTAAAGACTTTGCTTTAAACAGATGTGCTTCGTCACCTATGATAGCACCGAAGTCTGCAAAGTATTGTCTAGGTAGTTTGTATACTGACTGCCATGTGGTTATTGTCACATCCTTGTCAGTAGCGGGTTCTGTTCCTGCATATACTTTATGACAATGTTCTTTGGCATTCCAACCATAGTCTATAAAGTCTTTATACATCTGCTCTACTAGAGATGTGGTAGGAACAACTATAAGTGTTTTTAAATTTTTGAGTGTCCAGAATCTAGTCAATGCATAGATCATTAAGGACTTACCAGAACCAGTGGGAGACAGTAATAGTTTTCTTTTGTGTCTGAGTGCTTCGTATATTCCCTTGTACTGATAGTCTCTGACCTTGTGCGGTAGGTTAAGAGTCTCTATGTAATCTCCTATTCCTTGAGGGGTAACGAATTCATCCATCTCTGATGGAAGACCATAGTATTCATTGTCTCT